ATCCATGTGGCAATCCGCACTAATAGCATTCTTTTACCGGATTTATCGGCGATCCAGCCCCAAACCAAAGGGGCAAAGAAGCGCGTCACAATAGCAATAGAAGATAAAATACCTATCTCTTGATAATCAAATCCCTGATCTTGGAGATATAAGTTCCAATACGGCATAAATGTGCCAACAATGGAATAATAGAAAAAGTAGAATCCTGACAGTCTAGCTGTGATTGTTAATGGTTGCATTCGGTTGCTTTATCTTGTATTTTCAAATAGTTAATCATAATTAAAGTTGCATCCGCTTGTACCATAATGCTGTATTTTGCAATTCAACAGTCTACAAATCAGTCTACAAATTTATTTTTCAATTAATTTAAAAAAATTTGTAGACTGCACGCTTTTTAAGCAAAACACACCCAACTTTCAAACCTGAGTAATTCTATCATTTTGAATAGGATAGAAATGAATTATTATCGGTCCATGGTTGAATTTGGCTTCTAAACAGGAATAATGAGTAAAGTGAGATTATGAAAGATTGGGTCTATTTTTATATCGAACATACAATTAAGTATGGTGAACCATTCTATAAAGAGATCGGCTGGTCATTAGGTTTGCAAAATAATTATATAGTTATGAGCGTGATACGAAGCTAAAAAGTTGGCGCGATATGGGTTGGGTAAAATAATATAAATTTATTTTTTACTTATTTCAGAAATATTTTATAGAAGTGAAGATTTTGAAAATAAATAATTTGATTGGAAATATTATTGCTATTTCCTTTGTATCCTTAATTTTCGTATTTGCTCTAACATGGATAATTTTTGACTTTAATGGTTCTTCAAGTGCCTTAAAAGATACTTGGTCTATAGTTGGATCAATTTTTGGAGGAGTCACTACTTTAGCTGCTGCTTACGTCGCATACTCTTTGTATGATGATTGGATAAAGCCTCATAATTTAAGTATCGAAACTGAACATAAAAAGGATATTTTAAAGATAATCCGTAAAATTTCGCCTTTAGAACATAAGTATGATCGATTAATTAGCAACTACCTTCTGTATCCTGATCAACCTGATAGAACCATTCCTATTGAGATAAATGAATCAGATTTAAATGAATTTATAAATTATGTTAATGAACTACTTGGTTTGCTTAATGAACTTTATTATATTACTAAAGATGAAAACATTTCAAAAATTACAAATCATTTCTTTAGTTATGCTCAACTATACGGCTTTGTCCTTAGCAAATCGGAATATTTTTATAAAAGTGGGAACAAGGAAGACCTACTTAAATTTTTAAGATTAAAGTTAGAGTTTGACTATATTGATTTAGACGGCAAAAAATTGACTACTCATACGTCCTATGGTTATGCCATTAGAGGTTTGGAAAAAGTACAATTAAGAAAATATATTAGTGAAAATTTAAAATTAAAGGAAAGCAAAATAACTTCAAATTAAAAGTAATTTTTAATTAAATGAAGATTTCAAAGTTTTGAAACTATAGATATTAAGGGCATTAAATATGGGGTATTTTTCAGATAGAGCAATTGAGCAAAATGAAGAAGCTAGACTTTCCGGCTTAGATAAAACTATATGTGTTGATTGTATAAATGATAAGTATTTAGCTACATTAGTTTTAGAAAATGCAGTTTCCAAAAGATGCTCATATTGTGATAAAAAATTTAGATCAAATAAAGCCGCAACCTATGATTTTATATTGGGTGAAATTTATAAAACTATATTTAAATATTATGCTAATGCTCAAGATTTAAATTTGCCATATGAAGATGGTGCGTATGTTATTAAAGAAACTCCTATAGAAGATGCTATTTCTAAGATTGATCCTGGTTGGAATGAAGATTTCTCTAATGATTTAGCAAATAGTGCAGACCCTTTTTTATATCTAGTAGAACACTCAAATGGTGATTGGCTTGAGATTCCTAAAAGTGAAGCACTAATGTACAGTTGGGAATCTTTTAAAGATCAAATTCTGTATAAAACTAGATATTTATTTTTAAATGAACCTATTGATGAGCTAGGTGATATAGATATTATACCTGCAAGTTTAATGCTAAATTCTCTAGCCGAATTATGTATAGAGTTTAATTTAATCAAGAAAGTTAAAAAGAATAGTATTTTTTATAGAGTCAGAAGTCATTCTAAAAATGAATCATTTGAAGAATTCGATCAAATGGGTGTCGCCCCCCAAAAAAGAGCGAGTGCAGGCAGAATGAATCCAGTAGGAATCCCATATTTTTATATTGCTGACTCATCACTAACAGCCGAATTAGAAGTTATTAAAGATCAACAACATTGGAGCTATGCAACGTTTAAACTAAAAAAAGATATTGATGTAATTGATTTTAGTAACCTACCTGAAGTTCCAAGTATTTTTGATATAGAAAAATATAAAATTAGGCAAAAAATCATTTTCATGTACGACCTAGTCGAGGATCTCTCCAAACCTGTCGGTCCAGATGACAATGAACACATCGAATACATTCCCACTCAAGTGGTCTCAGAGTTCTTTAGGTATAGATTTAAACCAGAAGTTAAGGGTATAAAATATAAGAGTGTTAAAAATCCAAATGGTTTCAACATTGCTTTTTTTGAATCGAAGAACGAAAAACTTAAAGAGTTTTTTAAATTATTAAACATTGAAAAAAAATTTATTACTAATCCAATACTTCTCTAAAATAAGGTTAAATTCATGTGCTCAAACTATGAACCAATCGCAAAGGATAGAATTCACTTATTGGATCTGTTTGAGCCAACATTTGAATATAAATCTCACATATACCCTAACTATGAGGCTCCCCTTTTATTCTCTAAAAAAGATCAAATGGAATGGCGATTAGCTAGATTTGGCTTAGTCGCCCCATGGGTTAAGGAACTAAAAAAAGTTCATAATACTTATAATGCAAGAAGTGAAACAGTTCATGAAAAGCCTAGCTTCCGAAATGCTTGGAAGAAAAACCAATTTTGTTTAATACCTGCCGATGTGATTTTTGAACCGAAGTACATAAAAAATAAGCCGGAGTGGTGGGGAATTTATCGTAAAGATGAAATGCCTTTTACGACTGCCGGTATTTATGAATATGCGGTAGTGAACGGCGAAGAAATCAGATCTATGAGCATGCTTACAATTAATTCTGACCACCACCCTCTCATGAAGCAATTCCATGCTCCTAATGAGAGCCGAAATCCATTTCGGTGGGATGAACTACCTTTAATAACTAAATGAGCAAATTTTTGCTCGTTTTTCTATCAAAAACTTAAAAGAAATTTCCATTTATTCGACTAGATTAATATTTATGATTATCTAAAATAAGCTAACCTCAGAAATACTCAAAGTTATGAATCAAAAAATTAAAGTTTTATTAATAGATACCATTGGTTGGATTACTTCCATTTGTATCATATTTTTCTTTTTTACTCTTTGGCTATATTCCTATAATCAAATTGATAACCCATTAAAAGAAGCCTGGTCCCTTATGGTAAATATACTTTCAGCTTTAGCTACTATTGGTGCAGCAATTATTGCAGCAAAATTGTATAACGACTGGCGAACTCAACACAATGCAAATTTAGAACTCACTTATATAAGTGAGATATTATCTTCTTTAAGAAATAATATTATTCTTATGGCACCTATTCTAAATAAATTAATTGTATCTGGTGAGAAATATCGACATAAAGATTTAGTCACAAAGATAGAAATTGATGATGAACTTTTAGATGAAATTTATTCTAATCACAAAAAAACATTTCTTTTATTTAAAGAATATAATTATATCTTCTTGGATGACAGCAACTACTTATTGTTTTTGCGTCTGCTTAATATCACTGAAGAAGGATTAAAAACAATATTCAATATTAAAAACTCAGAAAATGATATAGATAAATTAAATTATATTACTCAACAATTAATTCGGGTTCCTTTACCCTCCAAAGTGAAAAAAGGTGTTGTTACTATCTACACTCCTGAAGATTTATTACCTATTGATATATATGGTCAAATAGAAGTTTTTTACATAGACTTGGTCAAGAAGCTAGCAAAAAACACTTTTAAATAATTAAAAAGCCCTCACCTGAGAGCTTTTATAATTCCACCATGACGGGCTTTGCAATCATTATATTTTGTAACTGTGTCAACAGACCAAAGCATCCAGTCTTTGCCCGTTGTGCCTGCTAATTCATTCAAATTAGGGCATGGCTGCATTAAGTTAGCTGGTATTGCCGGCTTTGATAAGATCGTTGATTTGCTGCATGCCATCAGCGTCAACACAAGCAGACTTATAAACAGGACGTTCAATGATCTTTTGCACTTCACGCTCAACATATTCGACTTTTGTGCGTTGTTCTGACTTAAGTTGCTCATAGTCTGCGCTCACTTTATTGATCTGATTTTGCTTTTCGGCAAGGGTCTCTAAGTTTTTCTTTTCAATTTTCTGGATCTGATTTAGACATTTTTGATTTGCTTCTTTTAGCTGACCAGTCTTGTGATTAAGCACAGCCAAACAAACGACCAATAAAAAAGCGAGAAAACCAATAATGCTCTCTCGCCAAAATTTAGTTGCCACAACAACCCACATTTAAAGATCTCCTATAGGCACCATATCAACCGTTTGACCTGCGAGCTCATGATGACAGTCAGATAAAAATTGAATCTTCCCATCAGTCAAAAACAGATGGCATCGGCTTGCTGGATAATGGTCATTAACAAGTAAAGAAGGTGTAAACGTTGGCTTATTTATATCGCCGTTAAAACCCCAAGTACTACCATTATGATGTGCCCCTTCTTTAACATGAAATGGATGTAAATATTTACAACCAGGGCACTTAAACATATAAATGCCGCTGCTCCAGTATTCTAAATATGGCGTTAGCTCAATTACTGTTTCTGATTGAGTCATTTAGATCACCACTCGATTAGCAATCCAGCCATAGAAAAATTGTTCCTGACTTTTATTGCGTTCGCAAATTTCAATGTAACGTTGTCCTTGCATAATGTTGAGCACTCGCACTAGAACCTTCTCGCCTTCTTTCCCGCGTTTTGACAAGTATGTTTTAAGGGCACCTAGCGTTTCTGAACCATAAACACCATCAACCTTCAAATCGGCGTACCCAGCTTTACCTTGGTTGTTAAGCAAGTTCAAAGCACGCTGTAAAAGTGGTTTTGCAAAGTTGATACCACAGTTCACACCAGTATCTAAAAGTTCTTCAGCTACAGCAGAGCTAAGATTATTAACTTGATCAAATCGTGGGGCTGTCCAGTACTGCTTCTTGTAAACCGCTTTGGCTACTTCAAGCGGCAAATCTTTCATATTGCCCTTGTAGCCATTTTCCCGTGCCACAGCTTCGGTAATACCATACTTTGTTGCCCCTCCTCGATCTGTTGGGTTATTTACATACCCGCCTTCACGCTTAATCAATTCATCAAGATATTGTTCAATGTTCATTTCACTTTCCTTTAGATAATAAAAAACCGCCCGAAGGCGGCATTAACTGTTTTCAATGTCTTTTCTGGCTTTTTTAAACTCTTTGATCACTTCAACGATCGTTTTACCTTCCTGCTTATCAATGAAGTTAAAAATCCATCGGACTAAAGCCCAACCGGGTAATCCACAAACAAAGAAGAATCCACCAAGTGCGATCATCCCCCATACATCAGTAACCCATTCATGAAGCCCCCACTTCACAATAATGAATGAGCCGCCAGCCAAACTTGATACAACCGTACAAATAAGTCCTACAGCCCATTCTTGAGGTGATCGTGGCATACGTGTCATCAATACAACTGCTGCAACCAAACCGACTGCTAAAGTCACCATGATTGCAATCCCATATAATTTTAAAAGTGCTGTAAAACCGCTAGTGGAAACTGGTTCCATTGATATCTCCAGATATTTTTAGACAATAAAAAAGCACCCGAATTGGGTGCTCAAAGTTCTCTTAAGGTTTAAAGGGTTTGTAAGATTTTCCCTCCGTTAATCAATTGAGTTGTAAGTGGCGCAACTCCCACAATTGCAGGTCCACCCGGCCCCGGCTGACCTTCAGTTGTGCCATGGTATTTCCAGTTCCATGTTCCATCATTAGTAGACTTGGTACCACGTTGACCCCAATTTCCACCATCACCTGATAAGGGTGATCCATAACGATCATTTTGGGTTCGGTAACCTTTACCGGGCACTGCAGCTTCAGCATCAGTGATTTTCATAACCAATAAATAACTCTCCAGATAGAGGCGATAATCTTGTGAGTCATTTGAAATCGGCTGTCCAGTCATGACCCGACCAAATGGTGCTCCAGCACCACCGGGAATTCCCTGAACCCCATAAGATGATCCAGTGTAAATACCACTTGGTGTTGCTCCACCACCTGAGCCGCCTCGAGCTAACGTCCCTCCATCGATAATCTGGTTTAGTTTGCTGTGCCGGTTCAACAAACCGGGTGCTCCCTGAAACCCATCACGGCGGGTTTTGGTAAAATTGAAGTCAGAATCTTTTTCCCAATCTCCGTAAGCTAGATGTGGCAACCCGCCATCTCCACCACGTCCAACAACTGAGCCTTTAATCGTTAGATTCACCACCAGATCAGGTGGGAACTCCCCTGTATCTATCGCTGGTAATTCAGTTGCAGCAGGAACGATATACTCTCGTTTTGCAGGACTATTATTATAGTCAAACTTATAAACCATCCTTGTTTCAGGTCGATAAGAACTTGAGCTTGAAACCAGCGCACCAGCTTCAACTACAAAGCTAATTTCTCCAGTCGTTGGTAAATCACCTCTTTGCATTTGATATAAACGTGCGAGATTAATATCAAGCTGGTCATATCGAATGTAGATCGGTGAATCATCTACCGGCACATCAATGAAATCCTTGTCATTGAGGTAATAACGTTCATCG